TTTCTGAAGATGTTACTTTATACCTAGCTGATAAAAAAGTTTTAGTTGGTATTGGTAACTATTCATGGTACTTCCAACATTACTATGAAAATGCTGGTTTAGTTAAGATTATTGAAGGTTGTTCCACTGATAATATAAAAGGTATTGATGGTGTGACTGAAAATACTCTTATTACACATTTTCCTGAAATAAAAGACAGAAAAATGACTTTGGAAGAAATTATTGAAAAGTCTAAAGTTTTAAAAGAAGAAAAACAATTAAAAGTATTCGATTCAATTATCGAAGGTAAAACTAAAGGGACACACAAAGGTAATGTTTATGAGATAAATAAAATTATAATTGATTTACATCAACCACTTCTAACCGATGAGGCTAGAGAAGAAGTTTTAAATCTTATAAATTTACCTTTAAACCCTGAAGGACGTGATTATAAAAACGTTTTAAAAATGATGTTTGATGATGGGATTATGTACGCAATCCCTGGGGGTGAAAATGGTTACGTAAGTTTTTTAGACCCATTCATCAAATTATCAAAAAAAGAAAAAAATAATTTTAAACAATTAACTAAATAATAAAATATGAAAAAATTTGAGTTTATACTACGAATCAACGGTAATATCATTTGTCAAAGATATTTTGCTGTTAAAAACTTTAATGCAAAATCTGTTAATTCTTTAGACCTTATTTATTGTGTCAACGATTGTGTTGAAATGATTCAAGGTCAGTTAAAGAAAAAATCTTTAGAACACTTATGGAGTCAATACAACGCATATGAAAAACAAACAGAAGACCAAATCAATAGAACTCCAATCTATGACAAAGAAGATATTTTTGATTTTGAAATTAGAATAGACGAAAGAGTTATTGGTACTAGAAGATTTACTGGAAATGTTTATCCACAAAGAGTTCGTTATACTGTTGATATTCGTGAATTAATACCTAGAATTATCTCCCAAATTCAAGATACTTTGGGTCAAGAAAAAATACATGTGGAATATTAAACAACAAAATTGTAACAGCTATTTATGAATATACAGAATAAAAAAATGGGTAAAAATGTTACATTAGGTTATTTAGGTTACAAATTTCAATCAGAACTAATAAACCAAATCTTACACCCAGCCAATAAAAAATTTGCCGATAGAATTATCGACATCGTACACGCAAAGTACTTTGACAATGAGTACTTTCGTCTTATTGTAGCTCAAATTAAAGACTACTATGAGAAATACGAGAAGATACCAACTATCGACACATTAGAAACGATTCTTAAAATAGAAATCAAAGACAAAGTTACACAAGACTATGTTTTTGAAATGTTAAAAGAAATTCGTGATTTGGCTGTGGAAGATTGGGAATTTGTACAAAGTAAGGCATTAAATTTTTGTAGACAACAAGAACTCAAAAAAGCAAATGAAAAAATCAACAAAATTGTTGATAACGGGGAGTTCGACAACTATGAAACTTGTGCCGAAATTTTAAGGGAAGCTCTTTCAGTTGGAGCAGAAAAAGACGATGGTACTTCTATTACAGAAAATATTGAAGCTGTTTTAGAAAAAAACTTTAGACACCCAATTCCTACGGGAATAAATGGTATAGACCAACTAACCGATGGGGGTTTATCAAGAGGTGAACTTGGGGTTGTATTAGCACCGTATGGTGTTGGTAAAACAACAATTCTAACCAAAATCGCTAATTCAGCTTACAATGAAGGGTATAATGTTTTACAAATTGTTTTCGAGGACATGCCTGATGTAATTAAAAGAAAACATTTAGCTTGTTGGTCAGGTATTGATTTAAATGATTTAACAGAAAGAAAAGAAGATGTTTTAACAAAACACAAAGAGGTAACTTCAAACAGAACGAATGATTTAAGAATCAGAAAGTTTTCCTCAGAGGGTGTAACTATGCAAACAATCAAATCTTTCGTTAGACATGAAATTTCTACAGGATTCAAACCTGACATAATTGTTTTAGACTATATTGATTGTGTTGAATCAACGAAACAATATAGTGACGAATGGTCAGGTGAGGGTAACGTAATGAGAGGTTTTGAATCTATGTTAAGTGAATTTAGTTTGGTCGGATGGACCGCAGTTCAAGGTAACAGAAGTTCAATCAGTGCTGACGTTGTAACAGGAGACCAAATGGGTGGTTCTATTAAGAAAGCTCAAATAGGACATTTTATTATGTCAATAGCGAGAACCTTACCACAAAAAGAATCAGGAAGAGCTACAATAGCTGTTTTAAAATCACGTTTTGGACGTGACGGGGTTGTATTCGAAGATTGTACTTTCGATAACGGAAAAGTTCATATAGACACAGAAACGTCTCAAACCTTTTTAGGATATGAAAAAAATCAAGAAGTTAAGAAAGAATCTCACACCCGAGAAAGAATACAAAGAGCAAAAGAGTTACAAAAACAAAATAATAATTAATAAAAAATTTAAACATGGAATTGTCAAGTAAATTACTTTCGGACATTACTGTCTATATGAAGTACGCAAAATATATCCCCGAGTTAAATCGTAGGGAAACATGGGAAGAATTGGTGACGCGAAATAAAGAAATGCACCAAAAGAAATTCCCTCAATTAAAAGAAGAGATTGAAAAAGTTTATAAACTTGTTTATGATAAAAAAGTTTTACCTTCTATGAGAAGTTTACAGTTTGGTGGTAAACCTATTGAAATCTCCCCAAACAGAATTTACAATTGTGCTTATATGCCAATTGACCACGTAGATTCTTTTTCTGAAGCAATGTTTTTATTGTTAGGTGGAACTGGTGTTGGATATTCAGTTCAAAAACACCACGTAGAGAAATTACCTGAGATTAAAAAACCAAGTTCAAATAGAACAAGAAGATATTTAATTGGTGATTCTATTGAAGGATGGGCTGATTCAATTAAAGTTTTATTGGAGTCTTATTTTGGGGCTAAAGCGTCAACACCTATTTTTGACTTCTCTGACATTCGTCCAAAAGGAGCACGTTTAGTAACTTCAGGTGGTAAAGCTCCAGGACCTCAACCATTAAAAGATTGTTTACATAACATTAAAAAAGTATTAGACAATAAAGAAGATGGTGATAAACTTAAACCTATTGAAGTACATGACATTGTTTGTTATATTGCTGACGCAGTATTAGCAGGTGGTATTCGTAGAGCAGCTCTTATTAGTTTATTTTCAGCTGATGATGATGAAATGATTTCTTGTAAATCAGGAAACTGGTGGGAATTAAACGCACAAAGAGGTAGAGCTAATAATTCAGCTGTGTTAATGAGACATAAAGTAACAAAAGAATACTTTATGGATTTATGGAAACGTATTGAATTATCTGGAGCTGGTGAACCTGGTATTTACCTTTCTAATGATAAAGATTGGGGAACTAATCCTTGTTGTGAAATTGGGTTAAGACCATACCAATTCTGTAATCTTTGTGAAGTTAATGCATCTGACATCACTTCCCAAGAAGATTTTGAAGAAAGAGTTAAAGCAGCATCTTTCATTGGAACTCTTCAGGCAGGTTATACAGACTTTCATTATCTTCGTGATGTATGGAAACGTACAACTGAAAAAGATGCCTTAATTGGTGTAGGAATGACTGGTATTGGGTCTGGTGTTGTGTTAGGTTATGACATGAAAAAAGGAGCTAAAGCGGTAAAAGAAGAAAACGAAAGAGTAGCTGGTTTATTAGGTATTAACAAAGCGGCAAGAACTTCTACAGTTAAACCTTCAGGAACTTCTTCATTAGTTTTAGGAACTTCATCAGGTATTCACGCTTGGCATAATGATTATTACATTCGTCGTATTCGTGTTGGTAAGAATGAAGCTATTTACACATACCTTTCAATCTATCATCCTGAATTAGTTGAAGATGAATATTTCCGTCCACATGATACAGCTGTAATTTCTATTCCACAAAAAGCACCAGAAGGAGCTATTATGAGAACTGAATCAGTATTTCAATTATTGGAACGTGTGAAAAAAGTTTCTACAGAGTGGGTAAAAGCCGGACATAGAGGTGGTTCAAACTCACATAACGTATCAGCAACAATTTCAGTTAAAGAAAATGAATGGGAATTAGTTGGTGATTGGATGTGGGAAAACAAAGATTCATATAATGGTCTTTCTGTATTACCTTATGATGGTGGAACTTATACTCAAGCACCTTTTGAAGATTGTACAAAAGAAACATACGATAACTTAATGAAGAGTTTGAAAGATGTTGATTTAACAAAAATCATTGAATTAGATGACGATACTAATTTAAGTGGTGAATTAGCTTGTGCAAACGGAGCTTGTGAAATTAAATAATTACGTATGGAAATTAAATGGGGACCTGATATAACGTTAACACAACAAGTATTGTTGGCCTTATATGAAATACGTAAAAAAAACGGATAACTAAAAACCCTCTTCGGAGGGTTTTTTAATGCAATAAACTTTACACTTTAGATTTTATTTTTTGGTGGTAAATTTCAGGGATAGATATTTATAAGTAAAAAGAAATGGCACAAAAAGGTTACA